CCTCGGTGCGGTGTGGCTGCTGGATGCCGTTGGTCTCAGCGTCGGCAGTATCGCGCAAATCCTTCATTTTGCCAAGCCCTCAATCATCCCACGCCTGACAGGCGCGCAGGGCGGAACAGACAAACTCGAACTTCTTGCAGTATCCGCGACCACCGCCCGAGGCGTCATAGTCCGTCACCGGGATGCTTTCCATCATGGCCTGCATCATCGGATCGACGCAGAAATATTCGCAGTTGAGGCACATACGACGGCGGGCCTCTTTCTCGTTCATGTCCCAGGCCTTCGCCAGCCCAGCCCAGAACGGCTTGTTCGCCTTCGGATCAAGCGACGGATTGGCCGGACCAAACTGCCAGCTATCAATCGCCACCTGCTTGTTCTTCTTGTTGTCGGCTGCGCTGGAGATCTTCATCTTCGGCAGGCCGTATTCCATTTCTTCATAGTCCATTATGCGATCTCCCGACCTGAGCAACGAATTGTGAGCGACGTGGCAGCAGATGCCAGCGTCGAGATGAAGCCGCCAGCCTCAAGCACCTGGCCCACCAACTCAGGGCAGGTGTAGGTCTCGTCAGGCGCAATGGCGCGGGCGTCCAGGATCAAGTTGTCGGCCCCGGCAGTTCCCAGAACCGTCACAAGGTTTACCGACAGCGTGACGTTGTTGGCGCTGGTGTTCGTGACCGTGAACTTGTCGATGATTGCCTTGACCGCCGCGGCGGTGTATTGCGCGGTCTGCACGTTCTCAGCCTGCTTGGCCGGGATCAAAACCTTTGGTGTCACTGCCATATCGGCCTCCTTACAATTGGGTCTGCGTCACCGCAATGATGCCAGCCGGGGCGGCTGGATAATCATTGGGCGCGGTTCCGCCAGCGGCATCCGTCACAAGCGCCACGTTGGTGCTGTCAGACTGCCACCAGAGTTCGATGTAGTCACCGGCTGCAAGGCTGAAGAAGTCAACCATAGAAACCGGGCTGAAGCCGTTGTTGATGTTGACTGTGATGATGCGGGTGGTGTTGGCGATATTCGTGCCGTTCTTCTTGAACCAGAAGCGCACAACCTTATCGCTGCTTGATCCGCTCGAAAGCTGCAAGGTCACGTCAAACTGATAAAGCCCGGACTCTGCCACGGTGATCTGCGAACTGGACACGATGCTGACGCCGTTGGCGATCTCAGTATTGTCCCACGAAATAGCATAAGACGTGTTCGCAGAAGCCGGCGCAGTGGACGCGGCAGTTTTAGTGAACTCGCCATAATATTGCTGCTGCTCAACGGTCGGGCGCACGAATATTTCGCCGTCAGTCGCATCGACGGCCAGCACAGCCGCGACAGGGATCACATTGTCAGGCGCGGTCGGCTTGGTCGCCGTAAAGCCGCCGGCCACTGTCGGGCTGGCATAGAGAATGTCGCCGACCGAGAACGCGCTGGTGTCCATGCCGCGCACATGGCCCCAGACGGTGCAATAACCGACCTCGCCGCTATTCGGAAGATCGTGCGTCAGAACGCCGAGGATGTAGAGCGATGATGTTGAGCCATCGGCCAGATATGGCGTGACCGAGATCACGTTGTTTGCGCTGACACCGGCAAAGCCCACCACAGAGCCATTCGGGATCGTCACGCCTGTCGCGTTCTCGACCCGCGCGTAATACTCCAGGCCGATCTGCTGGACCACGCCGTAGTCCATGCCGAGATCCGCAGTCTGATCCGCGTCGTTCCACGCCAGCCGACCGATCCGGCTCACATGCGGCGCGGCCCGGTTCAGATCCAGATAATCCGTGCGCAGAGAATTGTGCGCGTCAGACGTTGGTCCCTTGGCGATCAGATCGGCGTGCCGTTTGGCATCAAATGCCTCAGAAAGTGCCACTTCTGCCTTGTTGTCCGCCGCACCCAGCGCAAGCGTGTTGTCGAGGATCAACTGATTGAGGATCACAATCTCATCAGGCGTCAACTGCCCTGCGACCTTGAACAGACGCTCGATGGCGCGGATGGCGTCAGGGTCATTGCCGACAAAGGCGGCGATCTGGTTGCGGTTCAGCGGGGTCGGATCAGCCATCAGAATGCCAGCGGTTCGACCCGCGCCTCCAGCCGTGCCATCGCAAGCTGCGCCTCGCTGGTGCCACGGAACTTCTGCAAACGCCAGTTGCGCATGGAACCCTGCTGAAGCCAGACCACCCGCTTATTGTATTCGCCCAGCTTGCCAACGCGCGCGGGCTTCTCCACGCTGTAGGTCAGCCCATCAAGCGAATAGGATGTCCACACGGTCGGATCGGCGCCCGGCTGCACGCGGCCTGTCAGGCTGACCAGTTCCATCTCATGGAAGATCGCCCCGCGCCCTTCGTTGTAGACGATAGCCGTGCCGAACTCCCAGCCAATGGTCTCGCCCCAGTGCGTGGCGATGCTCTTGTCCAGATAGCCAACGTCGGTGTCAGCGGGCTTGCAGACGTTCCACCGATCATAGGCCCAGACAGCATCGCAGACAGCCCACCGACCGAGACCAACCAGCGACGTGCGCAGGAAGAACCAGACAGGCTGCCCGACAGCCTGCGATCCTGCGGCGTCAAACACGATGGTCTGATCCGGCAGATGGATGTCAAGGAACTGGTGCGCGCCCTCGGTGCGCTCCTGCATGAACGAGGTGGATAGCTGGGCCTCGGTGTATCCGGCCAGGATCTCCTCAATTTCGCGCGTGGCGATCTTCGACACCGTGCCGTTGGCCCCGATGTAGATCGAGATGTTCTCGTTGGTGCCGCTGCCCATGAAGGCGATGTTCTCGCCAAAGACGCAGCAGGTGTGCGTGCCAAGCGTACCCTTTTGCATCTGCGCGCCGGGGATGCGCTGGAACGGAAAGCCCGCCGTGCCGGTGTTGTCGAACACCTCGATGGTGTGGCGGTTTAGCGCGTAGATCTCATTGCGCAGCTTCAGCAGTGCCTTCACCGGGTCGGGATCAGCTTCGGATGATCCATACTTCAGCGGATCGACGGCAAAGGGGTTGTTCAGTTCCGTGATGACAAGAAACTCGCCGTCAGTGGTCATGAAGTAGCCATCGACCCAGACCACCGTCAGAGCCGTGCCGAGATCCGGGTCAGTCACCTGCGCCAGCGTGGTGCCGTCGTAGAGGTAAAGCCGCCCACCCGACGCAACCGCCAGATAGTCGAAGCTGTAGGTGAACGTCACGCGGCCACCGCTGCCCACGTCGCCGATCACAGTGACGGTGCCGTTCTGCGCGACAGTCACCAGCTTGGTTCCCATCACGCGATAAAGAACGCCGTTCCAGTTGATGCCGCCACGGTTTGACCCAGGCCCATCTCCGGTCTTGACGATGCCCTCTGCCGGGCGAAGATAGCCTTCCGAGATGCCCGTGGATTTCGGCACAGGCACAAGGTTGACAGGATAGCCCGTCCGAAAGTCGGGCGTGCTGTCCGTGAAGATCCCGCTCAGCAGAGGAATTTGCATTAGCCCACCCGGTACCAGGCGTTGGTTGCCGCATCGAAGCGCATGGTGAAGAAGGCGTTGGCAGCGGCCAAGGTTGTCGGCGCGCCGGTGACGGTGGTGCCACCCGCCGAGACAGTCAGCGCGGTAACGATCTGCGTGCAGTTGACGCTCACCTCTGACTTGTCGGCGGCAGATGCCGGCAGCACGATGGTGCCAGCCGCGAAGGTCGCCGTGGGCGTCAGCAGCAGCCAGGTGTCGCCCAGAGCGACAGTGACCGAGAACCCGGTGGCGCTGGGTGCCGCGTATTGCGTCGTCAGCGATCCCGGCAGCGTCAGGTTGGCCTGCATGAACGACAGCAGCAGGCTCATCGATGCCTTGCGCGTGTCGCCGTTATTCGTGGACCAGACGGCGAGAAGATCGCCAAGCTGGATCGTGTCGAGCGAAGAAAGCTGATTGATGTTGGTCATCGCGTCATTCCCATGTCAATGCGCTGTCCGGGCCAACCGTCAGCGGGTCAATCGGTTGACGCAGGAACGCGTCGTTGTAATAGCGCCAGCCCTTGTTGCCCTGGCCGCTCGGGATCGTCATATTGCCAAGCTGCATTTCGGTCGGGAAGGTTGAGCGAGACAGCAGTGCCTTATAGGCAAGCTGCGCGTTGGCCTTCGTGTCGGGCGATACGGTCTTACCATATCCCGGCGCGATGCGAACCGCCAGATTGAGGTGCATGGCTTCAAGCGCGTCATCGGGAACGCCGATGTCTTGGTTCAGATCGCTGGCAGCCGTCGAGGACGGCAGAGGATAGCGCAGGCGGATGCCCTTGCCGTTCCAGGTTGCCATCATCGCATCGAGGCGCTGCAAGGCGCCCTCAAGCTGCTGCGGGGCCAGATCGTAGACATAGGCCGCAAGGCCGATCTCCTCGAATGCCCGGTTCACGATGTCGCGCTTGGTGTATGCCATCACTCAACCTCAGATTTGCGCGTGCGGCCACGCTTCGGCTTGGCCTCGGCCTCGGGTTCAGGATCTTGCGAAGCACCGCTGGCGGCTGCGATAGCCTCGCGCACGGTGTAATGCCAGCCAGCCTTGATGGTGGC